TGAGGCAGAAAGGCAGACCTTATGCATCCCTGCAAGAATTGGTTTATCATGGGAAAAATCCCAATGCAAGAAAAAAGTGCGCAGCAGGGACAGAAAAACAACCCGATAAATTGTTCGGGTTCCTGGCTGGTACAAAAAAACCCCCGCTTAAATTTGCGGGGGATTCATATTATTCGGTTTATGTCGGGATCTACCACCATCGAAGCACCGCCCCAATCAGCCAACCATAAACGCCAACTATAATTAAGGTAGCAATGACCCAATCTTGCCAATCAATCATGCTGTGGTCTCCATCTCATTAAAAGATGCGTCTTCCCTTGCTGCTCTCAAATACCAATCATCAAGACCGAAATCATCATAACCGCTCTCAATCATATCGTAATAGCCGCTTGATGGATGCCGCAAGTTACCTTTGTCGCCATTCATGTCGTAGATAATCCAATTGCCGTTGATCTTGCGTCTACCGTATAAAGTCGGGTAGCCTTCAAGCCTATCAAGTGCCTTCAAACAATCGTGGGTAATCTCCCACAATACTACAGGCAACACACAATCAGGGTCGTAGCGGAAGTCAGCCACGCCACGAAAAATTAAACGGTGGTTGGGCAGATAAAATCCTCCCATCGGTTTTGCTTTCGGACACCTCACCGCCATTGCATCGCGGCTCGTGTTCATGCCATACGCTAAATAATACATTATGCGTTCTCCTCACATAAACCGTAAGCATCGTAAATTAAAGCATCTGTCAGCCGTTCCAAATAATCGGGCAAGATACCCTTCACAATAACTTTTTGTGCATAAGACGGTGAGCAATCCGCATCATGCGCGGTATACTTGCAAAATTCACTGATAACAAAAGAACGAATTGCCTTTTTGTTGTGTGCGTTCTTAGCAATATAATCAACATTTTTACGATAGTGATCTTCACCTAAATAAGAACCGTCCAACCATAAACGGAAGTAACGTCTTAAAGGCTCATTAACGCCCATAAAGTCGCCTTGAAATTCTCTAAGAATGCGACCCTTTGCTGTCGTTGTGTCATAACTAGACATTTTCTGTCCTCCTTTTACTAGACAGTATATTATATATCCCATACCATCCCAAAGATCAACCCCTAAATATAAAATAATTTATAAAAAGTGCCCCCATTGATTTTAAACGATAATTTACGTCAAAAAAATCTACGTCAAAAGTTGACGTAAGTAACGTAACGTAGAATATGTAATAATATCAATGGTTTACGGGTTTACGTCACTTACGTCAAAAAGTTAATTTGACGTAAATAATGTAATGAAATCAATACGTTATTTTACGTCACCTACGTCACCCCCTTATAGGGGGGTATATATACCTTACCCCCCTGATGTAATGTTGTTGCTGCCACTTTTGATGTTGTGTTGGAAATGTTTGGGATAGATAGCACTTGACGGCAGCAGCGGATGAGGTAATATAAACCGACAAATTGTTCGGGTAACACGGGGGCCAGTATGCCAAAGGTCGGGGAGCAGGTAGCCAAAGGAGAAAAGAGACTAACGCCGCCGCAGCAGAAGTTTCTGGATAACTACATTCATAAAGATATGACACAGACCGCAGCAGCTAGGGAGGCAGGGTATAAGAATGCAAATGTCTCAGCAGTGCAGCTTCTTAATAACCCAAAGGTCAAAGAGCGCATGGAGGAGATGCGCTTAGAGCTTGAAGCAAAGTACGGGGTTTCAATAACCAAATCTGTTCGGGATATGCAACGCTTGCGGGATGAGGCATGGCAAGAGGGGAACTTTGGAGCAGCGATTAAAGCCGAGGAACTCAGGTTAAAGGTAACGGGGTTAATGGTTGCCCGTAGCCATGTAACACACGAACATGTTGACAATCTCAGCCGTGAGCAGATCGTAGAACAGCTTCAAGAGTTTATGGATCGTGCTAAAAACCGCATGATTGACGTAACACCCGCAGAAAATCCCACAGAACCCGAACAAAATCCTATAACGAACTATAGTCAGGAGGCGGCAGAGTAGTCTTTACGCTTGGGGAGGGTGCGTATCCGCCCCCCAACCCCGTTTTTTTGACGGAGGAGGCGGGGGAGGAGGAGTTTCGGGGTCCGATAAGCCGAAAAATTGTTCGGGTTACTGCCGAGGCGCTACGGGCTTCTCAGGCATACATCGGGTTTCGGGTTGATCTTCCCAGGCGCTTCGGAATTGCCCGAAGAATTGTTCGGGTTATTATACCAGGGCGCTGACAACCAGGCAAGCAGCTCCAGGGCACTTCTGTCTCCTGGTATCTTCCCGCTGCATTCCCGCTGCCTGGGACAACAACCCGAACAATTGTTCGTTCTCTTCACCGAGCCTGGGCCATCGGGCCATCGGGGTTCGGGCTTCGGGGTTTCGGGTTCGGGGTTCGGGATATATGTATATATACCCTTATTTATATACATATTATCTATAATTTTTTTCTTTTTTTTTAGATTTTTTTAGATTTTTTTGGCAAAAATAATCCGAATAATTTAGGATTTTATGGGATTTTTTACTTGTTATATAAATAAATTTATGTCAATAATAGGTATAAACAAAAAAAGAGAGTGAGAAAATTATGTTAGATTTTACAATAGACCTACCAACCGATGAAATAGAAAATCTATTTTCCAATTTTGACGATGACCATATGGCAATACCTAGTTTGTCACTAGGTCAAAATCATAAAAGCCATAATGAAAAATTTCACGATGATATGTTAGACTTTATCGCTGATGAAAAACCACCGTCACAAAATATTAAGAATTGGGTTAGTGGTATGCGAATAAGCGGTAAACAACGCCGTAATGAAAAGATTATAGAACGCCGCGCAAAATATGCGCATAGGGATAACCCAACCCACCAATGGCTAAATATGAACCAATTACAGCAATTAATAAATCAATAAAAAAAAGATAGTGAGATATAATTATGACCTTAACATTTGGAATAGAAATAGAAACGTACCGCAATTCAGTTAGCATTGTTCAAAGCGCATTACATAATAACGGCATAAAAGGCTGTTTAGTAAAACCCGATGGAACGCCTAGTGTGGATGCCGAAATAGTATTGCCACCGATAACATTATGCCAAGTTGGTAAAGAATACCTTGAAAGCGTTTGTACTGTATTGAGTAACGCGGATTGCCGCATTAATCAATCATGTGGATTGCACGTTCACATAGGCAACGCGCCACTAGCCGACACAACTCACGCGGCACGTTTTACAGGCGATAGTATTTTACATACTGAGCGTACAGGCCGTTTTTTATCAGAGCATGGCGATACTTTTGAGTTTCCAATAGTAAAAGATTTAAATTGGCGTTGGGAACGTCAACAAAATATTATCAATGGCATGTTTCCTAGATCTCGCACCAATAACAGATATTGCAAACCATTGAACGCCACCAAAATTGAAAACGCCAATACTATTAGCGAATTAAATCATGGCAAGTTTTACGCTATTAACCTTGATACTTGGCGTAACGGTACCATAGAATTTAGGCAGCATAGCGGCACGATTGAAGCCGACAAAATTTGGCGTTGGATGCAATTCTTAGACAATTTTGTTAATTGGACGATTGAAGCAAGAGTTGAACAAGGCAATAGATCGACAACGATTGAAACGCCTATCGCGCCATTTCGCAATGGTTCAAGAGTTGGCGTTCAATATACTATGATGCGAAATGACAACGGCGTATCAACTCGAGAAATTATGGATGCAACAGGTTGTAGCGAACAACGCGTTCGCGCCGCCGTTTCCGAAATTAGACAACGCGTTGGTGATAATGCTGTAGTCACTCATACGCAACAATCCAACGGCGCTAGATATGGTGATGGTACGGATCTTACACGTTATCAAGTTCTACAAACTATTGAGAGCGAGACAAACGGCGTGACATTACTTCCCGAAAATAGAATTGGCATACCTAGCATTTGGGCGGGATTGGACGATAGCGAGTTCGAGCATTGGCAAAATAGAATATCCGCGCTGCGATAGGGCAGCGCATAAAATTAAGAGCGGGCATTGCCCGCTTTTTTTTGCAAGGTACCCTAAGCAATATGAACAATTGTTCGGATTATCGGGGCGGGCAGGTATGGTCCCCCCCTGTTTGTACTTGTGTCGGTCAGTCAGCTTACACTAAGTTTTCCACCAACAGCCACCACAAAAAAATTTTTTAAAAAAAATCGCAAGGTACCCTATAGACATTAGGACTCCCCCATAAAGGGGGGTGTCCATGTCTGTCTGTCTTAGGTACCCTACCCTTCCCCTTGACAGGTACCCTAGACAGTCCCATAATATGCTAAACATTAGTAATAAGGAGAAAAGGTTATGGCTAGTTTTGCATTTTTTAGCAAGAATTGTAGTAGTGCGGATTCTGTCTGCATTAATATAGATCAGATTTCGTATTTTACGGAGTTACCATTCGGCAACGATAGAGGCACTAGAATATATTTTACTTTTACTGATGAAGATGGTGATCCTTGTTATATTGATGTTATGGGCAATGTAAATGCGACTGAGCGTCAAATTATGAAGGTTCATAAAAGGTTTGGTAATGATTTAAACTTAACGCGAGAACCAATTGATGCCTAGATATAAGTTAGATTATTGTGAAGTTCTTGAGTTTGAGGCGCAGACTGCGAGTGAGGTTGTGCCGTTTATTGCTGTGAGTCATATGATGGGTGGCGAGAGCGAGTTAAAGTTTGTTCGTAGGTTAGCGATTGAGATGTGCGAGTATAACGGCAAGAATTATTGTTATTCTAATAGGCATAGGTTGGCAAAAAGCATGATGAAGAATGGATTGTTAGAGTGTGTTGATTAAATTTTAACTTGCTGTTAGGATGTCGTTAAATTTTATAGGGGTTTAATTATGAACCAATTAGATTTAATCAATCAAATAATGAACAGACAGCGAAATGTTTTTAATGACAGGCGTGGATTAGGATCTTCTAGAACTATGAACCCTAGACAGATAGCGATTTTAAAATATTTACAAAATAGGGATAGGAGCAGGGGTCCGAGGGGGATTAATTTGCCTGGAGTTCCAGGTGCTCGTTATATAGACACGATACGCAATCCTGATAGGAGGATGCCTAATCCTCTTCCGCCGAATGTAATGCCAGAGCTTTTGCCACCTGCGGATGATTTCCGTCCTAGGCTACCAAATTTGCCGCCTATTTATCGCGGTG